AGATAATATGCCTACTTGTATAAGCTATCCAGAGTCAGCTGTTATTCATTTTTCGTTGGGTGGATTACTCGGTGATTATACAATTGATGTACGAGATAACAATAATGAAGTTGAAACATATGATATTCAATTTGCTCAACCACTTATGGAACGTGCGGTTCAACCTACACAAACACTTAATTTACTTGAAGACGCAGTAATACTTTCATCCTTATCTAAAGTAATAAGATTTGTAAGCGTAGATTGTGGTCAGGGTGTTGAAGATGAAGAAATACAAGATACACTCTTGCAGCTTAAAAATACTATTGAACAACAATTATCTATCAATACAAATAATGGGGATGTTCAAAGTTATGTAAATCCTCAAAGTCCTAATAATTTCATATTCTTGCCGAAGGTAAATGGTGCTGATCCTATATCTATTACAGATTTGAATATGCAAGAAAATGCAGACCAGAATTCAGCTATTCTTACATATTATCAAGATAAGAAATTATCAGTACTGGGTGTTCCAAAGGAAGCAATGAATTTTTCTAGTAATGAAGGTCTAGGTGGTGCAGGTTCTGTATTATCTCAAAGATCTGCATTGTATGCTAATTCTCTTCAAAGATTAGAAACAGCGTATATGGCTGGATGGAGAAAAGCATTGAATATATATTTTGAAGAACGAGGTTTCTCAGGATATGTAGATAAGTTTGATCTTCACATGAATCCAATCATAACACAACAATCTACTATTCAATTTGAAAAACGTGATGCTGCATTAAGTCAAGCTACTACATTTGTTCAATTGCTTAAAGATGCAGGTGTTTCAAGTTCACAGGATTATGTTGAAGGTCTTGTTGAAATATTATCTGAAGTATTCCCACAAATGGGTGCAGATGTAAACAATTGGAAATTAGATCCTACTGAGGGTGAAGGAGGTGGAATGGGTGAAATATAATCAACTTGAACTATCTCATCTATTCTTCAAAGAATTAAAACAATATAATACTACTAACTTTAGAACATTACAAAATGCTGATTTATCTAAAGAAGATGCCATTGTGCATAAAGCATTTTCTAGTGTAGTTACAAGATTTTTTATATTTGTTGAAAAGCATCCAGAATTATCATCTACAGACATCCGTATTCTTTATTTCAAACTAAAGATAGATATGATTGCTAGATATTTTTCTGAATACCCTGAGGTAGATATGGATCAATTACGACCATTTCAAACTGAACTTAAAAATTATGTAAAAGATAGCAAATCATCTAGTATGTCTGTATGTGAGGTATCTAATAATGAATCAAAAACCGCTTAGATTTAAGATAAGTGATTGGCATCAATTATCTAAATGTCAGTCTAATAATAGTAGAAAACTTCATATATCTGTATCAGATTTTATCAATGATGAACGATTGACTGGTATTCGCATATCAGTCAATCATGATGATTTTGGAGTGTTATTTGCTTGTATAATAAATGCACGAGGTAACATCATTGATGAATATGATAATAATGATAACATCGTTATTGAATTTACACCTATTCAAATAATTAATGAGCTTGCTAAATATGGATTTTTAGTTGTTTATCAACCTAATAAAAATCTAACAGGCGAACAAATTGATTACTTATTAACTTTAGATAAACTTAAATATGATAAAATTCGTATATTGAATGTATATCATTATGAACACGGCGTGCAGGTGTTTAAATGGTATGTTGTAGGATTTAAAGTAGATAATAAGAAAGATTGGTTAAATAATGCATATTCTCCGTCTGATAAAGAATTCAAACAATCTTTAGTAGATGGAAGTGCTATTAATATATCTGCAATTAGCAAACAACATAGATGGAATTGGTCATGGTTATATGGATATGTTGCTAATATTTCAGATGTATTAGAAGACAATGCATGATACACAATTAACTGGAGGTATTACATATGAAACGAGTGATAAAATCATCTGACGATATTTCTACTGAAGTGTATACTATAGATTGGTATTGGTATCCTAATGGTGTTGAGGGCGAATCGATGGAATGTGATTCCGAATCTATAGAGGGCGACTTTAAGACTGCATTGAATTGTTTAAGAGAGAAAAGCAATTCTGATGAATTTGGTGGAATTCATTGGGCAGGTGGTTCGATTATAGATATCAATGGTAATTGTGTTTATGAAATCACTAGTGATTATGATGAATGGGACAACACCTGATACCTTATATTAGATATATGATTAAGAGGCGATAGTTATACGATACTCACTAAAATATTATCATAGAGATTTTAATGAAGTTGAAAAACGTGAGATTTGTAGAAGTTATAGAAGATGTGCTGATTACATGATACAAATAACTATACTTTCTGAATTATATGCCTGTGATGAAGATAGCATTAGATCTGTATTGAAAGAATACGGTTTAATTGATATTAACGGAAATCCGACATCTAGGGCAGATCGTCATAATCCTGAAATTGAATATAAGATATCTACTGTTTCAATTCCAGATAGATTCAAATCTGAATGTAAATCTAAAAATTTTGAAACTAAAAGAATGAAATGGAATGCTGAAAATATTGATATATTGCAATCTATAAAATTGAATTCCAACACATCTAAAGAAGCTATATCTAACATAGCAACTTATTTCAACATTACTTCAGGATGTGCAAAATCGGCATATTATAAATATACTATATAAACTAGGAGGAGGGTTATCAGATTATGTCAGTTAATTTAATTGGTGAAGATATAAAATTAATGCGTAATAGATATGATGAAGCTCTTTCAATGCAAGGTATCCCTTGTAAATATCAATATCCAAATTTACCTACTTCGAACAGACAAGGTGAGTCACTAATTGACAGTTATTCAGAAATGGTGGATACTCATATATTTTTTGATGGATCACCAAAAGTTAAAACATATAAACGATATGGATGGGTAGTTGAAAATGATAAAGATCTACCATTTTTGATTCATTGCAGTTTTAACTTACCTAATTTACAAAAAGATAGTTTATTTCATATATCAGGTCAATACACTGGTATGCCAGATAGAGTATTTAGAGTAACAGAATTGACTTGTGATCTTCAAGCTCCTGATCATATGATAGTCCAGGTAATACCTGTTTATAACAAACAGACAGTAGGTCGTACCGATAAAGAAGTTGAAAAAACATTCAATAAATCAAATCATTTCTTATCTGTACCTACTGATTATCGTGGTAACTATACAAGTGAGCAGAAAGGAGAACAATGATGCTTTATTTATATGACAAAGCAATTTGTGATGATCTACTACACTCGTTCAATCCAGATAATGTAGAAAATCCTGCAGTTAGAGTAATTGATCCAGAACACATAGTTGAACTAGTTGCTCAAATTCAAGAAGATCAAGTATCATTTCCAATTGTAGCATTGACCCGAAGTCCTGATACTCCTATAGATACAGCACGAGCTAATTTTACTCGTATGCATAAGGGTGTATTATCTACAATAGATCCAGTTACTAATGAATTATATTATGAAAAAGTAATTCCTATTAAACTCAGTTATAAATTAACTGTGCTTACAACTAATACTGCTGATATGGATGAAATGATTAGAGAATTACTATTCAAATATATTTCAATGTATTTTTTAACAATTACATTACCTTATGAATGTAAACGAAAAGTTAGATTTGGTGTCACCGTAGATGCTGATAATATTGAACGCAGTTCAAGTTCTGCCGAATACCTAGAATCTGGTCAACTTTATCAATCTATAATACCATTAAATTGTGAGGGGTGTGTATTAGCTTCTTATACACCTGCTAAATTAAGAAGACTTGATTATGAAATTGAACAGGATACAAAAGGGTATGAAACCTTATATAATAACAGAGACGAGAAGGAGTGATATATTTGATTTATAAAAATATAACATTCGCCACAAAAACTTTTTATGGTGTCGAATTTAAACCTGGTGAGATTCACCACGTGCCTGGATATATAAATGATTCAGGTATGATGAAAATAGATGAAGATATCAAATCTATTGATAATAATACAACTACAAAACAGGAACCTCCTAAAACAAATTCATCTAATACATCAGTTAAGAAATCTCAGCAGAATAAATCCCAATCGTCAAATACAAAAGAAAATGAAAACATTAAACAGGAGGTAACACCTAATGGCACAGATAGTAATAAATGAAATAAGCCAGAATTATACATATAATACTGGTAACAATTCATTTGCCACTGTAGCATTGCCTATCACTGCTTCTTGGGGACCTGCATTTGTAGACTACAAAACTAAGGGTGCTCAATATCAAAGTGTAGATGATGTATTAGAAGAAACAGCTTGGCAAAGATTTCCATCTACTAGAGTAGGTCTTGAGTCATTTGTATCTACTTATAGAGGTCCTGCAGCTAATTATCGTTTAGCTAAGGATTACTCATATCAGATGGCAATGACCTTGATTACTGCTGGTTATGATGTATTAGTATGCAGATTATGTCCAGGTAGTCAAGCAAGTGGAAGTTTCAAACTAACAGATAGCAAAATTGAAAGTACTGGTACACTCAACATCACAGCAAAGTATCCTGGTACATTTGGAAACAATTTAAGAGTTAAATTATCACCATCTTCTAGAGCTCAAAAGAATTCAGACACAGGTGAATATTTTAATTATTGGAATCTTACAACATATGTAGTAGATTCGTCCGGAGTTCAAACTGCCGCTGAAACACTTACATTTGTATTAGATATAAATAATTCTAATGATACTATTTTACATATAAGTGAGCTTGAGTCTGATTTCCTTGAAATAACTGTTGATAATAGTACTGAATTGTATGATAATACATTTACATATGATAAAGATTCTAATAAAAAAATATATTCACATAGTCTTAAATTTGAAGAAAATGAGGAAGACTCAAATCTAACTATAGACAGCACAGGAACAATTGGATACAGAATGTTATCAGGAGGTACTGATAAAGCAGATACAGAAGATGATACATCAGAAAAATTACTTGCATCTGCATTGAGTATTGCAACAGAAAGATATACACAAGCAGGTATACTTACAGATAAAGATAAAACTTGCGATTATATCGATGTTTTAACTCAGAGATCTAAGGCAAAATGCGATAAAGCAACAGCATCTACAATTAGATATAATGAATGGTTATATACTTCAGCATATTATGTATATGAGCTTTTGAAAGATAAATTATCTTATAGTCCTCAACGAATCATCAGCCCAGGTTGGGATGACCAGAATATTTCTAGTATTTCAGGTACAGATCTTGGAAAAGATGAAAAACTTGCAAACCTATCTCCATTACATATTAAGTTAATGGAAGTTGCATATTATAGCAGATGTGCTACAGCACTCTTAGATATTCCTAGATGTTTAAATCGTGGTGGAGTATATAATGATGATAGCGGAACGGATGAGGGTTATGCTCAGAAGCTTTCAAGATATTCTGCATCTTATTCAGATTTTGATGTAAATGGTACATTATATTCAACCCATTCAGCATTATTTGCACCTTGGGGTAAATATACATATGTAGGTACATCTAAACAAAATGACGCACCTCCATCATTTTTAGCATTATTGATTCAAAGAGCAATGCTTTTAAATCAATCTACTAGATATGAATGGTTACTTCCAGATAATAGACAACATAGTCTTAAAATCGGAAAACTTGATTACAAAGTACCTAAACATATATTAGATGAGTGGCAAACTCTCGAAGGTGTAGGTGTAAATGTAATTACACAAATTCCAGATCTTGGTGTTAACTTGTGGGGTAACTCAACATTATATGAAGTACCACCTGCAACTTATCAAGCACTTGCAAATCTTTCAACTAGATATCTTGTAAATGCGGTAGAAAATATTGCTTATAAATGCGGAATTTCTATCACATTCCAATATAACAATGAACAAGCATACAATAAATTCTATGCAGGTGTAACACCTACATTAGACACAATGAAAAATGTAGGTGCTATCGATGATTATTATGTCAGAATGTCATCTGATATAAATGGTTTGGATCAAGTTAATGCAAATACAGTTATTGGTAAAATTTATCTTGTTATAGATGGCGTAATAAATGATATCTACATTGACCTCATTGCATTACCACCTGGAACAGATCTAGAAGATTACAAATCATAATCAATTTAGTATAGTTCTATTCTCCAATAGTTAAACAACCTATCTACATTACTTATTATCTAAGTAATTAGGTAGGTTGTTTTTATTTTGTATTAATATCCTTAAAATCGTTATATAATAATGTAAGAGATGGTACAACCATTTAATTTGTAAGTATTGGAGGAAATTATATTATGAAAGTAGAATTACAAAATCATTTTAGTTGGTTAGCAAATAAACTTGCAGAATGTGTTTCTTATGATTGGAATAGCGAAACAATACAAAGGTCTGTAGAAGAGTCATTTGATACATTTTATAAATCTCTTAAGAAAGACAGCAATCAGCATTTAGTAGATATCAAAAGTCTTACTATTGAGCAAGCTAAAGAAATGAGATTTAGTAGATGGTGTAGTGATGATGTCGATGAAGAAATTGCTGATTTAAAATCATCTGAAGAATACAAAGCTGATCCTGATAAATATAAGGATAAAATTGAACAGCTCAATGATACTAAAAATCTATTTCTTATTCCATTATGGTTTGTACCTTTATTACCACAAGGCATAGAATTGACTTGTATTGATGGTAGTAAAATTATATTCAACAAAAAAGATGATATTGATTTAGATACTCGTTGTGGTTGTATTGCATATGGTATACATTTTAATTCTGGTGATAACAATGCATAATATAGATAAGATATTAACTGCAATAGCAATAATATGTATGATAGTTGTAATTTCGATAGGTATAGGTACGGTGATAAAGTAATGGCAAAATCATATAAAGATAAATATAATGCGCCCTTTCCTACAAGATTTAGAGAATTAATGGGGGAAATGAAACAACAGGACCTCGCCAATGAATTAGGTGTTAAAAGGCAAACCATTTCTAATTATTATCACGGTAAAGCTCATCCTGATTTTTGCACTTTAGTTAAAATAGCCGAATATTTTAACGTAAGTACCGATTATCTCACAGGAAAATCTAAAGTTAAAACAGATGATATTACGCTTCAACAAGTGTGTGAATATACTAGGCTATCTGAAAATATATGTGCTATATTAAATAGTATAAATGAAGATGATAAATTAATCAAGGTCATATCTGATATGATTAGGTCATTGAAAGAATTAGATGAGGATTATAAATACAATAATGAGGAAAAGAAGATTTAATTCCTAATTACATTATTAGAGGTAATGAATTATGCAGAAAACTATAGTATTTGATTTTGATGGGGTAGTTCATATGTATGGAAATGGTTGGCAAGATGGTTCAATATATGACGATCCTAATGAAGAAGTTGTAGAAACTATAAATGAGTTATTAAAAACAAAGGACAGAAATGTTGTTATCATGTCTACTAGAGATCCACAACAAATTGTTGATTGGGTCAACGAAAGAGATTTATTTCCTGTAGAAGCTATGTCGTTCGAACTGCAATTTTGGAATAAATCTAACACTGTAGGTGTAACTAATAGAAAAGTACCTGCAATGGTTTATATTGATGACAGAGGGTTGCATTTTAATCCATTTTATCATTCTACTTCAGATAAATTATTGAATGAAATCAATTATATGCTTAAATAGTTGAAATCTTTAAAGATTAATAAACTATTAATAAAGTTGAATTTTCTGAAATATGGTTATATAATATAAATACATCAATAAATAAAGGAGATTTATCATGTTGAAAGCATTTTATTTTACTTACGGTTCAGAAGGATACGACTTTGAGGGTGGTTGGACATTAATATATGCCCAAGATTTAGATGCAGCTATTGGGGCATTTAGGATTTATCATCCTAATAGATCAGGTAATGAATGTTTAATGTGTGCTAGTTTTTATTCTGAAGCAGAATTTAAGAAAACTAATATGTATAACAAAGGCAATCTTGGTGCAAGATGTCATGAAGTAATTACATTAAAGCGAGCTTTACCAGATGACAAATGTGAAGACTCTAATCAAATAGATACAGATAGACCATATTCTGTTCATAGAGGTATTAATATTTTCTTCGATGGAAATGAATATTATATCTTGGGTAGAGATACAATAAAAAGCGATAATATTGACGATATATGTATTTGTATTGATGAAATGTTAGATTATTAACCTTTTATAATTTCAATAACATTAATACAAGGAGTTATATTATGAATAAAGTATTTAAGCCTAGTGCAGCTGCAAAACAAAGAAAGATACAAGCTTCTAGGTCATAAACGGAGGTATTAATATGAAAGAGTAATTAAAGCAGCATCGGACAATTCTGATTTTGTAATAGAAGACAATGTTTTGACGAAATACAACGGACCTGGTGGTGATGTTGTAATTCCTAACAATGTAACAAGCATTGGTGAAGGTGCATTTGCACATTGCAATAGTTTAACAGAAATAACAATACCTGATAGTGTAACAAGTATTGATTATTGTGCATTTTCTGGGTGTAAAAGTTTAGAAAGCATAACAATACCTGATAGCGTAGAATTAAGTAAAGATGTGTTTAAGGCTACACCTTTAGAAAATAAATTCAATCATGATAATTATTCTGACAATTATGATGATGACGATTATGACGATGACTACATGACAATTGAAGAATGGCATAATTCAGATGAGTATCTGGATCAGGAAATTGAATTTGTTGATAAATTAGTAGAATTACTTGAAAAAGAATATTCAGGTTGTGACGTATTTGACGAACCATCAGTACAAGGTATGATGGGTTCAGATTTTATCACAATAACATTTGCCGATGGCAACGAACAAACATTTGAATTCGATTACAGAGATGAATGTGAAACAATATTCACAGAAGGTCCAGAAGAAGCTGCAAAATACTATTTCAATCAGATCAAATCAGAAATTGAGGGATGATGGTATGAAACAATTAATATCATCAGTAGATAATCATTTATAATTTATTAACAAGACGGAACGTGTTGTAATTGCTTGCGAGGCGTACAACTTATAGGCAATCTCTTCGGAGGTTGTCTTTTATTATTTATTTCCATTCATATACAGATTGACCACAATCAAATACAGGTAACCATCCATTTTCAATCATCAATTGATCATTAGATGTTCCTTTACCGTAGTTGGTATTGAATAATTGATCATATCCTCGCTGTCTAAGTAAATTAGCTGTTATCTTTTGATTTCCTTTAGACCATATTTCTTGTGGAGGTGATTTTCTAATTAATTTCATGCCTAGTTGAGAGTATACATTTCCAGTGAATTTAGACAAATCACAATAAGATATTATATTAGATAATCCATAATATTTAGTAGCATATTTGAATAATTTGCTAGCACCTCCAATTACTCTATATCTAGAATGTGTACACAATCTCAATAATTCGACATCATGTATTTTATCATATCTAGATCTTCCAAATGTCATAACTTCTACTAGCTCATCTTGGTATACTAATCCTAAACATAAAGTTTGACCTTTACAGCTTCTTTGAATATGATATTTGTTTAGAAAGTCATTTGTAGTCTTCCTATTTAATACATATACTTGAGTATTTCTAGCATATATTGATTGAATATTAGGATTAATTAGATCTACTATTTTATCAATATCATCCCAATCAAATACATGAATACACCTATAACCATTATCTTCTGCAATTTGTGTTTTATTCAAATGATAATTATTAGATATACCGTTTCTATTCCAATGATTGCCAATTATGTTATGTGTATATGTTGGATCAATTTCAATCAATATATTTGTATTTAATATGCGAAAATCATAAGATTTGGATTCTATTGGAAATTCCATTTGATAAGGTATGTTTAAACTATCTAATCGTTCAGCAAATTTTTTTTTGTTGATAATGGGTATCTTACCTGTATGTAATGATGCATTCTCTGATTGAATATAATATGGTACACCATATCTATCAATCATAGTATCTATCATCTTTTGTCTAAATTCTGGTACATTTACAGCTCTTTTTACACCGTATTTCTTCATAAAAGTAGATGTAATCTTATCTAGGATAACAGGGCTTTTAGATGGGTTATCCACTCCTAAATTCTCTATCCAAGTAGATTGACATTTAGATAATACTAAATCTTTCCAGTCTGTTTGAAGTTTAATATTTCGAGTACTAGACACTTTATTTGAAATTCTCTGACATTTCATAGGGTTATCTACTCCATATTTGGAAATATTAGTAGCTCTCACTTTATTTTTTATTTCTTCAGACTGCATAGGATTATCATTTCCATATTTTTTAACTACAGTATCATGAACTTTACATTTTAGTTCTTGGCTCTCTAATGTAGTTTTTGCTCCATACTTATTAATCATAGTATTACGAGATTTAGTTCTTACAGTTTCATTACTTAAAGCCCAATCACTTCCAAACTTTTGTCTATTTGTATCCTTAGCTTTTTGCTTTAATTCTTCAGACTGCAAAGGAGATTCTACACCATATTTATCTAGCATTGTTGCTTTATGTTTATCTTGTACGGATTTAAGCTTCATAGGATGGGCTACTCCATATTTTTCTATATTATCTTGTTTAGTTTTGATGCGTCTGCATTCTTTAGAACACGGAACTATTGCACTTGTACTATTCCAGACTATATCTTTGCCACATATCGGACATTGAACAACATGATCTTTATGGCATATTTTCTGTGAAGGTGTATCAGGAATAAATAACTCATTACATATTTTACATGGTTTAGACTTAGTAGGTTTTCCTGTAGGCATATTGTATTTCTCCTTTTCAAAGTTATTTGTCGTTTATATTATAATATATCAACTAAAATTTGTCAAGCCCTCAAACCTTATATATTAATGATAATATAAAAACTATAATAAGGAGAGTAATATTTATGTTTTCACCTTTATACATGGGTACAAATCATATGTTAGGTATAGATAACTTTGTACCTCTTACTACAAACAACTTTGAAGTTAGAGTTTACAACATGGATGGTTCAGTACCAACTGAATTTTCAGATCTGTTAACAATGTCTACTGATGAAGTAGGAAGTATACAAGAGGAACAAGATACTATTATAGTTCACTATGGTAATGGTCTTATTAAATTCCCATCAAAAGTTACATTTTCTGATGTTGATTGGACACTTAATTGTTATTGTGAACCTAATGTACTTGAGAACTTAAGAGCTTGGCGTAAGCTTGTGTATGATCCAGATACAGAGAAAATGGGATTGCCTTCAGAATATATGAAACAAGTATACTTCATCAAATATGATGGTCAGGGTAATGTACGAGATGTAATCCGTTGCCCAGGTACTTGGATTGGTGCATTAGATAATGGTTCAATGAGCCAGACAGGTGGAGAAATTGTAAAGGTAAAAGTACCATTTGTAATTTCAAGAGCAATTTATATGAAACCTGAAGATTTCCAAGTTTAATTTGAGGTGTTATGATGAGTAAAGTATATAGGCCTAGTAAATCTGCAGTCGATAGACGAAATCGAAAAATTCAAGCAAGCAATTCTATATTTGCTATAAATGAATGGTTATCAGGTAAACAAATCAGAATATTGAAAGATTTCATGTATGATTATATAGAAGGACAACTTGACGACATTGATTATTGTATAGAGCGTGGCAAAGATTGGAGACGTCCAGATGAATTGATACATGAATTGCAAACTTCTACTGATTATACAGCAGATGTATTTGGTGATATTTCATCCAGTTCTGCAGAATGCATAATAGAATTCTTAGAAGATGCACCTGTAAGTTTGATTAAACCATTATTTATGGAACAATGGGAAAATGTAGTAGAAGACGATTTTGCTAATACAGAATATTATGACGAGCTTATTTCAGCAAAATAATTAATATGCAACACCAATACATTATATTTGATGTTATCCACTATCAAATATAATGTATTGGTGATTATTATGTGGGTGATTATTTATGAAGAGAGTAATTAAGAATACTAGATCTATTAACGCAGCTAGTTTATCAGATATTACATCTGTAATTGAAAAAGGGTTAAAAGCATCAGGTTGTACACATATTGAATTAGATAAGCGTACTAGTCAGTATGCTCAATATAAATTTACATTACCTAATGACGTACCTACTTCTGCAACATTTTGGTACAATTATTCAATTCATAATACACCTAATCCAGATGCGATCAAAACATTAAAATGGAAATCTACATACAATGTAGATAAAGCAACTGGACAAGTATATGAATTAGATAGCAATGGTAATAAATTAATAATAGGTGAAGCAGTTGTGAGAGCTAATAATCCTGATGGAATCAAGAAAATTAAAGATTTCAAAGATGATCAGATAAGATCTAATTCAGGAGATGTAGTTATACACGATTTGAACTCTCAATCTAAGTTTGATGAATTTATACACGCTCTTGAAGATCGAGTAATAGATCATATTTAATCTTAATTTGATATAATTCGTTATAGTTATATATCATAAGAACTCAGATGAGTTAGAAGACAATATCAATTCCATCAAATAAACCTTTTATATAATTGTAATAAATTAAGGATGATATTTATATGAAACGAGTAGTTAAAGCAAGTATCAATGATCTAATCATAGATGATAATGCACAAATCGTAAGCGGCCCTAATGACTACAAAGGTAAATTTAGATATTTATTTAAAATAACACCTATTGACGAACTTAAACAAGTTAAATACATAGATCAATATTGGGATTCGCACGATTATTTCTTTGTAGACGATGATTTTAATTTTGCTGATACAGGAAAGTTATCTTTAAATCACGATAAGGCGGGATATAAAGCATTATTTGAAAGTATAGATAAAAATATACTCAATAGTCTTGATAATGGTGTAGTATATGGTGTATGGGTATATAATTATCCTTTTGGAAAAGATAAAGAGATACGCGAATATCCATATAGAGCTCCGTCTTATCTATAAGCAAGTATCAATAATTAAATAATTACAAATTCAACTAAAACCGTTGGGAGGATTTAAACATTATGGCGATTTCAGAAAAAGTCGAACTTCTTGGAAAGGGTCTATATAAAGATATTCCAGATGAACTCACACTTACAAGTATCCCTACTATATCTGAACTTGATTATGTAGGTGGCGAAGATTTTGATAAGGTGATGATAGAAACTATATTACCTCAAGCTGTTGAAGAAAAAATTAATTTTGGTGATTTACTTGAGATAGATTTCACTTGGGTATGTAGATGTCTTAGACTTCTTAATTATGGACCTTATCATACTACTAATAGCATATTCTGTAGCAACTGTCATCAAAGATCTTATGGTGAATACAGAGTTAATTTGAATACTATTGAATGTAAAACTCTTCCTGAAGGATTTGTTAATGATATCAAAATTAGCAAAGATGAGTTTATTCATTTTGATGGTGATATAACACTTAAACTACCAACTATCCAAGAAATGATTAATGCATATAAAGATAAAGCATTTCAAAATGCAGATGGTAGCACTAATAGAGAGCTAGCTCGTATGTGTTATATGATTAAATCTATTAAAAACAAGAAGAGTCTTACACCGGTAGAAATTAAAATCATTATTCAAAAACAGCTTAGTGCAGCTGATTATCGTATTTTAAGAGAGGTTGTACGTGAAAATACAGATTACGGTTTAAGGGCAGGTGGATCATGTCAGTGTCCTAAATGTGGTAATAAGAATGCTACATTTTTAGCATTGACTGACGACAGATTCTTTCGTCCGTCCGTGGGAGATCTCAGGGAATGGAAACACGATAATAGTTCAAGGGCAGATTAAAACTTATCAGGAAATTCGTCAACAAATGTATGAAAACATAATTGACGAAACTTTATTCATCTCTAGAGCATCAGAAGGTGCAGTATCTGCTGAATGGTTAATGCAACAACCTATTTTCATAAGAAAGAAATATGTTGAAACATTTACACGAGAGATGAAAGAACGAGAGCGAGCAATGAACAAACATAAAGCTCACCATTGATATATGAAATCATAAATGGGATGGGTACAGAGATGTCCCATCCCAAATTGTTTATAAGAAAGTCGAGGCGAGTAACCATATGGCTGATAATAGAATAGATCCTGCAGATATTGTATCTCAATTAGCAAATTATTCTAATAAAATTGTTGTGGATAATGCGTCGGCTAAACAAGGTAAGTTAGAAGAAATATATCTTGCTTCTATAGATACAACATTAAAACATATACTTGAGAATGGTCAAAATATATCCTGGAGTAATGCAAATAATTCTATGCCAGGTGATGCTGGTGATAAAGGAAGATATTTTAGATCTAAATCTGCATCATTTAATTCTAAAGATACTAGGTCTATAGGAAACAATGCTCGTAAAGGATTTACAGATGGATTTGAAGATGCTATATGGGAGAGTTTCTTAGGCTCAGACTTCAAAAGCAAATTACGAGATACATTTGATGGATTTGCAGATATGATGGGAATATCTGTACAGGATATTCCATCTACATTAGGAAAAGCTGTAGGTAATAAATTAATAGATAGTGTTAAAAACACATCGCTTGGAGATAATTTATTTAAAAGTATTGATGATATTAAATCAAACGCAGCTAATTCTATAAAAGATGCATTTAATCGAGGTGTAAACAAAAAAGTCCCTGGTTCTAATTTTGATTGGGATGAATTTCAATCAGAACGAAAAGCTGCAGCTGCAAAAAATTCAGCAGCGTCTTATACAGAACCTAAAGATAATACATCAAACAAGATAGACCAAATATCTATAGCTGCTACTATGGCTGTAATCAATGTTGAAAAGGTAGCAGATGATGAAGATGCTGCAGATGCTATTAAATCTGGAGCAGATAAAGCAGATAAAATATCTGAAGCTGCTAAAATGGCTGAATCAGATGCAGCAAAAGCAGCCGAAACTGAAGATACTATAGAAGCTGCAGAAGTAATGTCAAATATGAGTTCAGCTGGATTTGACAGTGCTGCAGCAATGAGTGGGTTAGGCGAAGTTGTTGCAATGGTAGGGCCTGAAATTGCTGTAGCAGGTGCTGCAATTGTAGCTGTCATAGCTGCAATTGAAATTGGTAGTTTCCTCCTAGGTAAATTCAAAGATGCACTACAACCTGCAATTGATGGTGCAAAACAATTTGGTGAATCGTTATCATCTGCAAGTAATAGAACTGCAACTAGTAGAAAACAATATGCAGAAAATGCAGCTAATAGACTTAAAGAAGATGTTAAAACTTTAATTGAAAAGCCATTTGAAATATTAGAAGATGCAGCAAAAGAATTATATGACGCTTGGGACAGTAGTGTTAGAGAGATAAATGGTACTCAAGGTTATAGTAAATCAGATCTTCAAGATTTATTAAGTTCTTATGCTACTAGACTTCGTAGTGAAGGATTATCAAGTGTAGTAAGTAGTTCTGATATAATTACTAATCTTACTAAGGTATTAGAATCAGGTTTATCCGGTACAGTAGCTGAAGAATTTGCATATCAAGCCACTAAACTCAATGCAGAAATACCTACACAAGACTTTTTCGATTATGCAAGTACATATGCATCTCTTGCTGCAAATGCTATCAAAGACGGAGCATCACAATCAGAGGCAATTGCATATGCTAATTCTGAATTAGAATCATTTGCAAGCAGTGTATTATATGCAAGTCGTCAGCTTACAGGTGGTTTTTCAACAGGATTAACCAATGCAGAAACATTATTTACTCAAGCTGTACAAATTGCTCAAGCAAGTAAAACAGGCGATGCATCAACTATTGCAGGTGTATTAACTTCTGTATCTGCTGTAGTAGGTGCAATAGCTCCTGATTTAGCATCAACATTAACTGATGCTGTATACAATGCAGCTGTTGGTGGTAATAGTTCTGAACTGGTAGCTCTAAGATCGCTTGCTGGTGTTAATGCATCAAATACTGCTTTCTTACAAGAATTAGCCAATAATCCTAAACAAGTATATTCTACTTTGTTCTCTAATTTAGCTCAACTTCAAAATATGTCACCAGATAACTTCATGGAAGTTGCAGAAAGCTTATCTGACATATTTGGTATATCTAAAGAGGCATTTCAAAGAGTAGATTTTGAATATTTAGCTGAAGCTATTTCTCAGATGGATGTAAATAGTAGTTCGCTTGATGAGAATTTAGCATTATTAGCTTCAGGTGAAACTACTACTACTGCTGAGCAACTTAGAATGCAGCAAATCAATGAATATATGATTGATGAAGGTTTATCATATGTACTTGATAATGAAGCTGCAAGAGCTATTCAGCAACATATGTGGGATGAACAAATTGCTAATGAGATAATGGAAGCTGAATATGGTGTAAATATTCAAGGAACAGCACTAGAATTTTTAAGTGGTATATCTACAACCATTGATAACATACTTAATTTTCTAAATCCGTTCAGAGGAATATCTAGAAAACTAACAGACCTAACTGCAAGTATTGCTGAATCGTATGCAGAAGAGGAAGATATAGCAAAGGTATTAGAGTTAGGTAAAGTAGGTAATGGTAATGCAACAGCATTTGCCCAACTTACTACACGAGGTACAGACCTAAATCTAACTGATAGTTTAGTATCATTATTAGGTGGTCACTCTAGTTACGAAACTATAGAAGGCATAAGGAAGATATCACAAACACTTACAGGAAATTCAATTTCTAATGCTATTGATAATAAAGTAGCTTCATCATTACTAAATTATACAACAGGTGCCTTAACCTCTATGTCATTAGGTACGTCTAGTCCAACTTCGTCTTACAAATGGGGCACAGTAGGTAAGAGCACAGCATCTGCATTAAGTAGTTTACTAGCAAATTCTAAGAATACATCTTATACAAATGCATCAGTTACTACTTCTGGTACATCATCTTCTCAGTCAGAAGATGACAAGAAAATTGCCCAGGTTACTGAAATTGTTAGCGGAATGGCTGAATGGTACAAAAATAATGGTACTGAAACTAGAACAGATGTATTTGGTAATGAATATACAGTATATAGAGATTATGAAGATTGGGTATCTGATAGTGGATTATCTAAAGTTTCAGATTACATAGAAGATGCAGGATTTACGGAACAACAACTTCAAGAAGCATATGAAAATATGCAAAGTCAATCTTCAGCTCAGGAGGAATTAGATAGAATTCAGCGTGAACAAGAATTTTATTCTATTGGTATAGATAATTTACCTTACCTCCCACAGATATATGAAGAATTATATGACCAGAATGAAAATACATTAAAAGTAACTATATACGATAGATTAGGTGACATATATGATCAATTAACTGATCAGAATACACAAACACTTAAAGTTATAATTGCAGGTAAGTTAGATACCATTAATAGTACATTATCTGGATTCGTAAAGAGTTGGACAGATTATTATGTAAACCATACAACATATAACAATCATTTAGGTAAATCTTTAACAGATCAAATTACAGCTATTCAAAGTGAAGAAAAAGGAAAATCAGACACAGCTATATCACGACTTGCAGATGTATTGACCCAAACAGCATCTGATTTAGCAGATCCTACAGTACAAACAAATGTACTGTTAGCCGAAGTACTTAAAGTAGTAACTACTATAATGCAACAGAATAATAATAAAACTACAAGTACACAATTAGGTACATCATTAAGTGCATTAGCATTAGGATTACAGACCTGATATAACCTTCTATATAGTTGTAAGACATTAACATACTGATATTATAAAATGACATTAAGTGAGGTAACAAACCATGAACTTCATAAGATTTTCAGCAGCTACAACAAATATATTTCCTATCGCAAACTCTACTAAGGGTGGTCAACTTGTAACTGAATTCAATTTAAGATCTAGAGAAGGTGTATCTACTCCAGAAAGTGTAGAATACATGATAGGTCCATCTTATGTACATTCATCTTCCGATTTTTATGTTCGAACTAAAACAGATGGTGCTGCTACAACTAGTAGTGCAACTATACTTGAGATACTTCCGGGTAGAGGTGTTATAAATGGACATTATGTTGAGTCATTATCTACAGTTGAAATAGATTTAACTGAAGCCAATACAATAGCTCGAGAAACTAATCAATCTGTATTAAAAGGCCAATGCTGTATTGGTCTTAAAGTTATGTATAGCACAACTTCTACTATGGCAGGTTCTGTATTAGCTGAAAATGAAGAAGAAATGTATGAAGGTATTCAGGTAGTAGTACTGCCTAAGAAAGAATTCATATTACCTACTGATTCTCCTCAAGATGAATATGCAGTTACTGCTCATATAAAACTTGCAGAGTTTTATTACTTAAATGGAGCGATTTCTACAAACACAGTAGTCAACAATTATCCAGATAAATGTAGATGTTATGAAGCTAGCAGAATAAATAATATTGATGAGTTAATAAGTAGTACATACATTACTAAAACAGGATTAAACCCTGATAGATTATATGTTTTGTCTGGTAGAAATAAAAATGGTCAAGCTGACCCTACTTGGTGTGATGCAGTTAATAATCTTATGATATGGGATAGCAACCCTACAAAATCAACTACTAAACCTATAAGCGAAGCTCAATTTACTAATGTATATGGTGATGTTAGATTAATTGTACCTCATAAACAAGTAGATGGGATGACTAACACTTCTGGTGAAAATACTTATTTTAATTCTAAGAGTTTTAAAGTACCTACAGCTGATTATAATTCAGAAAGTGCAGGTGTTGTAGATGCTAAATATACTCAAAAAGTCAAAAGTGTATTAACTACACTTGAAAACATATATAAAATTAATGGTAAACAGCGAGGATATATTGATGAATTAGACGAACGAACTATATATCCAAATAATGCAGATACTACATATGTAAATCTTCAGTATTTACCTATAATAAATGATAGTTGGGATATAGGTGATTATATTGTTGTAAATTTAGATAATACTGTAGCAGATGAAACAGATCAATCTAGAGTTCCATCTACAATGTATGTAGTACTTCCAGGTATTATCAAATCTGTAGAAAAAGTAACAAAGAGGCCTAGTGGTGTTCAATTAGGTTATATTGAATCTAATGAACAACCAAGTTTGGTATATACTATAACCATTGATAAAAAACATTTTAAACTACTATCATCTAAGCCTAATGATTTTGAAACTGAATATTCTAAATACTATATAGCTACAGAATTTGATGATAATGATAATCCGACATCAATCAAACAACTGGCTGTTACACAAGAATGGGATAGTAATTCCAAATATCTTGTAGAATATAATGTAGGCGAAGATGTATATACTCGTGATGGCATTACTTCACTAAGTAACTGGACTTTAGAATCTATGCGAGGTATAGTCGGTCAAGATTATCTTGAATATCTATATATTGAGTTAGATGATGAAACTGGTGCAGAAAAATCAAGAACTACATACTACTTCAAAGTATCAGAAACAGGTCCAAGAGAATATTCAGATCCTATCTGGCTCACACACGAAATTCCATATGCTACAGAGGATACTATTGGTGGATTTAAAAATGTACCAGATGACGCTACTGATTATGGTTATGTAATTCGTGATGATGACGGATATCTAAGATTGATTGATTACGCATTGCTTAGAACTGGTACACTTGCATATCAATTAGGAGAATCATATCAGACTCCGTCTGATTGCACTTCTGAAGAAATACAAGAATATCTGGATGAATATGTTAATCAAAGAATAGCTTTTGCAAATAGTGATTATGCTACACAATGCCAATCAGATGGAACTGACGCAAATATAATTGAAGTTACAATTGAATTGTCTGCCGAAGATTCAGAAAATACAATAGATATATATGATATTGATTCTAGGTTTGGTACATCCATTTATTTACATATAAATGGTAGTGCAGATGAAAACACAACTATCAATATAGGTAATATTGAAAAACTTCGTATTGACCCTAACATTGGTGGTACACCTAAAATTAATTTAATAAATTGTAATTTATATTATGATGCAGAAATATTAGATAGATTAGATAGTATATCAGGATTAAGTTTATGGTATGAAAAATATGAAGATACAGACCCTGATATATTAATAAATGGTATGAATGTATCATCATTAGATGCACCTATCATCTCTCAGAACATGAATTTCTGGTCAGTGGTAAATGAAAATGAAAGTCACTTCTATTATGCTTTGCATGATTTAACATTCTCAAATACAGGTGAAATAATTGGTGCAGGCATATACATAAAGAATGAAATGAATAGTAATGTATCTGATGGATATACAATAGCTGCAAGTGAATTTGAGTTACCTGAAGCTAGTACTTGGTCATATCCAGAATCTAAACTTACAAAACAAATAAAAATTACAGGTACTTTTATTACATCATATCCTGCAAGTGATGACGCAGGCAATACAGTAGGTCATAGGGTATTACAAACTACATTTACAGTATTAACTAATAGCACAGCATCAGATGGTACAATTTCATTCTTAACTAACTCTATAATTGCACAACATACAGGTAATTTAACCGCGGATACAACCATAGATGGCTGGGATAGCGGTGATTGGTATATATTCTCAGGAGGTGTATTAGTATAATGCTTATACACGATTTAATTAAGATAAAATATGCACAATCAGGATATTTACCTAATTATCCATATCATCTGATATCTGATGAAGAAATGTGCGATGCTTTCATATCTAATGTAAAATTTGATATAGCATCATCTGACTCTAATGATAAATATGCAATAATCAAGTCTGGTGAAGGTTATTTCTTTGATACATATCCATTATTAGATAACAGTATGGCAAGAGAATATGCAAATTTAGTTATCGCCATAGTTTATCAATTGAATGAACTTAAATCATCTAATGATGAAGATTATGAATTACCTAATTGGATATATTCTTATATGTTAGGTGAAGTAATAAGTGTAGATAGTGATTCAAAAGATATTCACGATTTAATTTATCTTATGGGTGTAGATAACAAATCAGATGAATTCATTGCAGAATCCTCTTTAAGTTGTTTAGAAACAAGTAAGAAATGTGTAAAACGATTATCAGATACAACTACATTACAAACAACTATAAATGAAGAAAATATAACTTTTTCTAGTAGGCCACCTACAATGTTTGGAGAGCCGCACGTAATTAAATATTTAAGGCTACAAGAAGCCGACCCTATATATTGATGTATGGTAGGTGATAAATAAATGCAATTCATATACATAGCTGAAGACGAAACCCTTGTTTCGCTTACCAAAAAAGTAGGTGCAAGAAATGTAGATGTAATATTGAATGCAAATGGGTTAGATAGAACACCTAATGTTGGAAAAGAATTCAATAACAAAGTAGAAGCTATTATTTCTGCATTTGACAGTGCTAACTCTAAAACTCGATCTAATGAGTCTACAGTAGATTGGCAACGCAAGCTTACAATATTAAATACTATGACACAAGATAGTGATATATATGAAAAAGCTGCGTTATCTAGTGAAGATGAATGGAAAGTGTTATCTACATTAAATACATTTTCAGATACTTTACGAATTCCAGAATCTGTTGAACTTCCAAGTTCTGTAGATGTATTAGGTAACAACGAAGCAGTCGAAAGTAGCATATATGATAAAGCTACTCAACAATTACAATTATCACCCCATGAAATTGATCCAGGTATATTCAATGAATATAGTTCTACTAAATCATATAAATTAGGTGATACTACTGATAGTTCTAGCTCATCTCCGTTTCAATGGTTTAATTTACCATGGGGTAAAATTACACTTGAGTCTTCAATTGATAACGAAGTTGTTCAAATTCCTGTATATCCTAATGGTATACAAGATAACAGAGTTGCTAATTATGATACAATGCCTGATTTGTTGTATCAATATGAACCTTGGCAGATATACAAAGGCTCTGGACCTAGAACTAATACTTATGAATTTGACTTGCATAGAGATATGTGGTCAGGAGATCATAGAGATGGTAGCTGTCAAGACCTTATTGATTTCTGTGAAGCTAATTGCTATCCGGAATTCAATGGTGCAGCTGTAAATGTTAGTAACATTACATTATATATAGCCGGTAACGTAGAGATAACTGGTGTATTAACAGATGTTACAACTCAATGGGATGGCGATAGCCCAATAGGATTAGATGGTAGACCATTACATGTTACGCTTAGTTTAACTATTACAGAAGTATCAAAAACAGCATTAAATTATTCTACTGTAAGAAATAGAAATAAATCAAGAAGTTAGGTGTATTATATATGAGTTATGAAAAACCAATTTATTATGATACATTAAAACCATATAAAGTTTTAGAACATAATGGTATTCAATATACTACGTGTAGAGATTTTGATCACATAAGTAGATATAAGGGACTACGACAAGTAATTCATAATCCGGATGATTCACAGGATAGATTTATAACGCTAGAAACTCCTAATCCTATATCTACTAATTTGAAATTTTCTTATTATGAAGTATCTTCAGATGAAGAAAATAGATTAGATCTACTTTCATATAAATTCTACGGTTCAGCACAATATAGCTGGATACTGAGCTATTTCAATAATATAGAAGATGGATTTACAGTATATGAGGGTCAAAAATTGAAAGTTATAAGCAATTTTACAGAACTATTCAATACTGGAGAGTTGCTTGCATCTATTCCTGCAACAACTTTAAATCTTGGAAGTGAGTAGAATTCAAAAAAAAAGAAAGTGAGATTATGATATATGCAAAAACAACCATTTGTTAATTTTATTCTTGCAGGTACCTCTCTCACTGATTTTGGATTGAAAATACCATCACCATTTAGCTCTCTAGAATTATCTAACAGTGAAATAAGTTCAATGACATCTTGGACATTAACTTGTACTGTAGGTGGTGATGACAAGAATAAAATAAACATTGCTGCATTTGAAGCTCTACTTTATAGTGCTGCTCAAGGTGCAAGTCAATATGCAAATTCAAGTGGTATTCCTGTTTCGTTCGCATTTGGATGGTTAGATGATGATGGTAATGTATCTGAATATACATCTTATCAAGGTTATACATTAAAATTTAGTGTAAGCACAACTGGATTATACTTAGTATACAAAGTAACAGGATATGCATCATTGTCAATACAAAGCAGTATGCCTGTACTTAGAATACCAGCTATAAGCGGAATAGTTCAACCATCTGCTGTATTAGAAGCGCTTGCAAAATCAGTTAAAGCTACATCTTATTATGAATTAGATATTGATCATAATGATGTTCCTACACTGATTAGTCATGGTGAAATGACTACAAGTTTCAATAGTTATGTTCGAGGTACATTTTCTAGTGAAGATGATTATGAAACATTTCCAGGATTATTATCACTATCTAAATCATATAGTTCTTCCAGAGATGCTGCAGGGTTAGTGTCTAATACTGCAATTAAAAAATTAAGTCAAGTAATGAATAATGTTACTGTATCACCTGTAAGTAATTATTTGAAGAAGAGTTTAACAGATGAAACGCCACAATGTGCATCTTTTTCTTATTGGGTAGACGAACCTACAATGACAAAACCTGGAACTATACATTACAAAAGTAATGCAGGATTGATGACTTCACAAAGTGATAATTTATTAGAATATGGTACAGCTAATACTAATATATTATCTATCAATGGATCTTATGATGGTGTAGCTTACAATATGACAGATATGAATTTCACACAATTAGGATTTACATTAGACTGCAGCGGTAATTCAATTGCACAAGATGCACAAGTTGTAAATAGCTGGGCTAGTTCACTTGCAGATGTATATCAATCTGCAAATATTATAAATGATGTGAACGCCCTCGCAAGTCAATTTAGTGGTGACTTTACAATTGAAATACCAGGTACAGTTAAACAATATACATTAGCTCAACCCATATCGTTATTAGTTATAGTTGGAAATACAATTTCACCTATATCTGGAATTTATAATATAATATCAATAAGTCATACAATAGCCAACACATTTGTAACCACACTTAAGATTCAACGATTAGTTATGAGTTCAGCTAATCAAGTAGCTCAATATAATGGTATATTTGTATCGGGAAGTAGTCAGTATTCTTCCTCATCATATACTACTACATCTAATATCAAATCTCCGTATTATGTTGATTTAGGAACTATGTATCCTACATATGAACATATGACACTTTTAACATAAGTGAGGTGATCATATTATGTCAAAGTGGGATTTACCTATATCTACTAAAGGCAGTTTCAAAAGTTATACTAATTATAGATTAGTAACATACAATGGTGCAGAGAAAAAATTACTTAATAGCAGTGATTGTACAACTGATTCATCTACAGGTATTCGAATGGTAGATGGATGTTATTGTGTAGCATTAGGTACATATTTCAAAAAAGGCGATTATAAAGGTGCTGGAATTGGATCTAAATTCTTGGTAACCACAGATAAGGATAAACAATATAAAGTTATTCAATGTGATACAAAGGCTGACAAAGATACTGATAGCAAATATCACATGTATACTACTGCTAATAATTGTGTAACAGAGTTCTATTGTGATACAAGTAAGATGCCGTCTAGAGTTAAAACTGCAGGTAGTTATGGTGTATTATCTCAATTCAGTGGTAATGTTATAGCTATCGAACTTTTATCTAATGATGATGCAAGTAAGTTAGCAACAACTAATACTACTAATTCTAAGACTAAGACAATAACTCGTACAACTGCTGATTCGCAGAAGACTATAAATACTGATAACATTCATCCATATCTAATATACATAGATCGAGATGTAAAAAGTAAATTAGATTATACATCACTTAAAAAACAAGATGTAGTAGGTGTATTATTAGAGGGTGGATATTATTTTAATTCGGGTCGAAAAGTTGTAACTGAATACATGAATCCAAATCTAGATTCACAAGTAAGAGCAGTTAACAAAGCGGATTTATCATATGCATTGTATTTTATTTCTAGAGCTCATTCAGTAACTGAAGCCAAAATTGAATTAAGTAAACTTAAACTTGTTGTAAATAAGTACCCACCAGTATTAGGTGTATGGATCAGATTTGATTTAACATCTAAAAAATCTATCAATGATTCTATAGTAAATACATATAGAAATTTTCTAATTGATATTGGCTTAAGAAATAAGATAGGTATATTTGCAACTAAGAGTCAACTAGAAACCTTAACATGGAGTAAACACTATGATAATTGGGTGTTATGGTGGAATAAACACGTAAACAATATATCAGTATTAGATGAGTTATTAACACCTGAATTTTTTATTTTATCTGACGGTAAAAATCATAATGCTAATCCTATTACTATTACAGTAACAGGTGATGATGACGACGATGATAGTAAAGACGGCGGAACTGGTAAATCTGGAAAGGTTACTGGGACATTAAATAAACCTACAAGCATCGGTTCTTATACAAATCAAAATTTTCCAAATTATAGTGATGGTAGTTTTCATGGTGGGTATGATATAAGCGTAAGTTCTGGTACTGCTGTTAAAGCTTGTGATGGTGGTGTAGTATACATATCTAAAGATCTAACTTCTTCTTATGGTAAATACATTGTTATAAAATGTAAAACTTCAAATAAAACATATTATATGATATATGCTCATCTATCTAAGCGATGTGTAAGTAAGGGCGATAAAGTTGCTCAAGGTCAAAAAATCGGAGAAAGTGGAAGTACAGGAAATTCTACAGGACCTCATTTGCATTTAGAGATTCGTAGAGGTGGCTACGATGGAAAACATAATTCTAGTGGAGTAATAAATCCATATAGTTATTTTGGAAAAGATTATTCTAATGCATAATTGAAAGTGATTTAGATATGAAATATTCAACATGGGTTAAAACTTATAAAGGTAAGAGAATAAATTATGATGGTGTAAGCGGTGTCCAATGTGTTGATTTAGCTAAACATTATTGTGATAAAGTATTAGGATTAGGTAGCATTGGAAGTCATGGTAACGCAAAAGAATGGTGGAATAATAGAAACACAGATACCTGGATAAAGAATAATTTTACTGCTATAACTTGTACATACGCTAATGGTGAATGTAAAGTCGGAGATATTGGAATACGAGCTACAGGTGTATATGGACATATATTCATAATTGCATCTACCTCATCTAAAGGTAAATTTACATATTATGATGAAAACGGAGATGGCAACGGTGCTGGAATGACTTTACGAAGTAAAGCATATTCTAGCAATTATATAACTGGAATTTTACGACCAAAGAATTCTACTAACATTGATGATAAATCTACAGAAATTATCAATAAAGCTGTTAACTGGGCAATAGACATTGCAAATGATTCATCTCATGGTTATGATCAGGTGAATAGATGGGGACCTGATTATGATTGTTCAAGTTTAGTTATTTCAGCATATAAAAATGCTGGACTTAAAGTATACTCTAAGGGTGCAACAAATACTAGAAACATGTATAAACCATTTCTACAATGCGGATTTGAAGATGTTACTAAAGAGATAACATTATCATCAGGTAAAGGTTTGAAAAAAGGAGATGTATTATTAACACCTAGTAGTCATACAGCTATGATGACAAATAGCTCCAAATTAGTTCAAGCTCGAATGAATGAGAACAATGGAATTACGGGAGGACGAACTGGAGACCAAACAGGTGACGAAATCCATGTTCGAAGTTACTATAATTTTCCATGGACTTATGTTTTACGCTATCCAGGTGGTAGCGATGATGACGATGATGACGATGATACATTAGAAGATAAATGGGCATCTTTATATGACACTGAAAATACAAGAGAAGATGCAATAGTAAGAGAAGTTGGATACATTGATAACAAAAATAAACCTTCTATAAATACATCAAATATCAAATTATCTGTTATAAATTACACAAGTACATTAAGTGATGTATTTGATATTGTAGTCGACACTTATAAACAGATAGATACTAAATCGTATAATTTAGACACATTAGGTTCAAAACCTAGAGAATGTTTTGAATTTTTTATAGATAATGGATTATTAGCTTCTGCTGCAATTGGTATACTTGCAAATATACGATATGACAGTAATTTTGATGCATCTAAATCAGATACTAAATCTAAAACATATGGATTATGTAGATGGTCAGGTGAACGAAGTGATAATATGAAGTCTACTGTAGGTAAACAATGGAAAACTAATTTAACTGGGCAGCTCATATTTCTTTGGTATGAATTAGAATATACTTTTAATCTATCAATATTATCTAAACTTAAAACTATCAAAAATAATAAATTAGGTTGTCAAGAAGCTGCTGAAATATTTTGTAGCAATTTTGGTGTTGCAACTGTCAATGAATCAAACATAGCAAAACGAAAAGAACAAGCTGCAACTTACTGGGATAAAATAAATAGTTAATTTTAATCATAGGAGATGTTTAAAATGCAAGTATATAAACTTGTAGTAAAATTTCACAGTAGGCACAATGTTGAAAAATTATTTGATTTATGCGATTACGATAAAGCAGTAGCATTTGCAGAAGATCATAATGGAATTTTATATCGTAGATTAATTACATATGAGGATTTTAGAATATGATAACTTATGGTTATGCAAAACAATATTATTATACAAATGACGGAACATTAAATATACAAGTACGAATTCCATCTGTACATGGACCTTATAGTCAAAAAGAATATAAAGGTAGTACAGTAAGAAATTATACATTAGATAAGGATTTACCATATTATACATCATTATTACTAGATAGGTTACCTAATGAAGGTGATGTAGTTGCATTGATTTCAACTAATAGTAGTAATACTGAATTTCTAGTAATAGGATTGACGGGTGGATCTTATGCTAATTCAACAAATATTTAATCTATTATTTTAGAACGGAGGAAACTAAGATGTCAGTAACAACTTCTTTGAGTTTTCCTAAAATGTTTAACATTGCAGCTAATAAAGTTGCAACATTAGAAGATAATACATCTATAGTAAACAGAACACGATTGTTACTTCTGACTGATCCGACAGAATTATACAATAGTCCTGAATTTGGTGTAGGTTTAAGACGATATTTATTCACATACAATAATGAAAATACTAAAGCTATCATTCAAAATAGAATCATAGAACAATTGAGGAAATATGAACCTTATGTAAAACCTGATTCAACTCAATTTACAGATGGATTATTATTTACTGGAGATGAAAATAACAATATCACACAAGAGTATAATCAGCTGAAGATGACAATAGGATTAGCTACTACTTGTGGAGATACAGTAACTATTGATTCTTCACAACTATTTGAGCGTAAATTGGAGGAAGTATAATATGACAAGTGATTCACAAAGCAGAGGGTTGTTGAAATACACAAGTCGAGATTATAATTCTATAATGTCTGAATTCTTTGATATTGTTGAGGTACTAACAGATTTATGGAAACCTGAAGCAGATTCAGATCCAGGTGTAGTATTAGGTAAATATTTAGCAAGTGTTGCAGATATGCTTGGTGTGAATCTTGATTGGTTAGCAAATGAAATATACGCACCATCAGTTACTCAACGAAAAGACGCAGAAAAATTATTTGCATTAATAGGATATAATTTAGGATGGTACACTGCAGCTCGTACCGAAGTAACATTTAAAAATGATACTAGTGATACAATGAAGTTAGATTTTGGGTTTAGTGGAAACAACTTTGCAACACTAAATGCTTATACGGATATAACAGGCACATCGCGTGTTATAACATATAATATATTACCACTTACTAATAAATATGGTTCTACTGAAACACGAAGTGTAAGGGCTACTACATCTGAAGATATAAATGTATTTTCTACTGAAGATAGTGTTACCCTTGAACCAGGAGAGGAAGTAACTAGGGTTGCAATAGAAGGCGAACTAAGAAACTATAGCGTAAGTGTAAAAGATATAATCAATAATAACTATATAATTAAACTACCTTCTCAACATTTAGATACTACAGCTGTATGGGTCAAAGCTACTAATACTCAAAATTCTACAGATTATTTATCTACTCAATGGATACAAGTTGATTCACCTGCAGAATTTACAGAACCTGAACCTAGATTTAGTGTTGTATATGATACATATTCTAATGCACAGATTAGAATATCTAATTATCTTAATCAGTTAGATAATTATTCAGAAGATACATATTTAGTTATATATTGGATAGATTGTTCAGGTGTAATTGGATGTGTTGGTGAAAATGTTTTACAGAATTTATTATTTGCTGTAGATTGTGAATATGACGAAGATGGATTAACTATAACTAATCTATCTAATACCTCAGAACTTCCAAATACTTATACAATAACAGGTAAAAGCCCAGAAACTGCAAAGGAAGCATATATAAATAGTCGTAATTACATTAATACATTTGATTCATTAGTAACTTTACCAGATTTCAATAGATTTTTAAATAGAGAACCTGGTGTAGATTGTGGATTAGTAATTGATTGTCAAAAAGCACTAGAAATTAATCTTGCAATATACTATGATGAAAACTTAACAGCTACTCAAAAAGAAAAGATGTATATCACACATAATGATTTTCCAGCATCTGAAGTTCCACTAGCTGATTGGCAAAATGTGCTTGAATTAGATTTTGATCCAACTGACCCGCAGCATTATGTATTTGCTACTAATTTCAAACCATATACAGCAATGTGTTTTGCAGTACATAATGATTTTCAGAATAGTCATTATGGTGAAGGTCAAACTTCTAATGCTAAGATAAAGAAGAGTAGAAAGTTTGTTCAATATAAACCACCTGCATTATTCATTGACGCAGTTGTTAGAGATTATAAACCTCTAAAAGTTATGACTACTCAAGTTGAATTTGGATATCTTAGAGTATTTCCATGGTATGTAGTTGGTCAATTATATCTTAAGAAATCAGTAACAAAAGATGTAGGTTCAACTATAATAGCAAAGGTTAAAGAAGCTTTAGCATTATATTTTGCACCAGCTAATCGTAGTATTGGACAGAAGCCAACAGTAATGGAAGTAGTTAATGTTATTGAATCTGCTGATAGTAGGATTGAATATTTTGACGCAGGCTCTATAAATAACCCTGTTATAAATTACAAAGATGTAGATGTTGAATATTTTAATCCTATTTCTTATGCTCAATATATTAATCTAGATGATTCACAAGATAATTTACGTATTGCACCTGAGTGCTTGAATAAATAATCAGGAGGTATCTGAATATGGATATGAGTGATATTTCAGTACCTGAAATATATAAAGAAAGTCAGGACTTTCGTTTCTTTTTAGAATGGTTCAAAACTTGTATAACTAAAATTCAATATGATACAGAAAATTTATTTGATTGTTATGATCCACTCCGTTGCCCACAGAATTTACTGTGGGCTCTTGGTGATACAATAGGATATAAATATGATAATAGATTACCTGCCGCTTTTAATCGTCTAGTATTGATATATTTTATGTCAATGATTAGAAATAAGGGAAGTAAAGATGGAGTTACACTTGCAGCCGAAGTCAATCTTGCACAGTTTAATTTATTGGAACAATCTAAAGAAAAAGACATATTAAACAATAGATTAGAAGATACATCTATACCAGTTAATTCTGTATATGTAAATCCTGTTGTAGATAAAGCATACATAGATGTAGTTTATTTTTCAGATAAAAGACCCTTAGACGCCTGTATAGAATATGTTAGACCATTGGGATTATTTTTATTTCAGCACGCAGGTGTTAGATATGATGCAAAAACAAAGATATCTATTGATTCTAGATTAACTAATGAATCAGATGTAGGTATGTCATTTGGACCTACTCAAGTTGGTCATTACAATCGTGAAGATTATGCCCGTATGCAGAAAGTAGATGGTAAAACTGCTAAATATGATCCAAATCATATTAGACGACAAGTTTGGGCAACTAATAGCAAGTTTGAAGGCAATCATTACAATGAAGCTAATCAACTTGAGGGTATTCAAGATAGACAAAACTACAATCCAGGATATAGAGCCTTATATTCATTACAGCTTAGCAATAATGAACAGATAGTAAAATCGCTAATAAGTCCTATATTTGATTTAGGCTATACTCCTACACCTGATGATGTATCCGTTCATTTTGATGATGGTACTATATTACGCAACAATGATTTCAAGTATTCTGAATATTACGCAAATAGATATCAAGATAAGCCTGTTTGGAACTTACGATATAATCAAACAAATGAAGAAGCATTGAACGAGGATATTTCTACAGTAGATGATATAAGTGCAGTAGAGCCAAGTGCATTAGATATATCTAACTGGTCTAAGAATTTTGAATTTGAGATAACTAATGAATTCAATTCTAATGAAAAAGAAAATATAATGACATATACTACTGTAGGTGGATATGAAAGATTTTATCATGAATTTGAGGTTGAACCCAATACTAATTATGTATTTTCATTTGATTTTTGTTGCCCTACTGGGTTTAAATATGGTGGATATAGTGGTGTATATGATGATTATATGTACATACTACCTTGTACAGAAGATGCATTATCTAAAATAAATGAAATTCATCAATCATTAAAAATAATGGATTCTATCTTATTAGCAAAATCTAAAAGCTATCCGACAGAAGCTTCTGAAATATATGATAAATATGAACTTAATTTCAATACGGGTGAAAATACTTCTATATACATTGTATTTGATTTTGGACAAGTTAAAGATGGAACTATTACTACATTCAAATTAAAGAATATGAAATTAGTTGGTCATTTAGTATTTAAACCTGTACCTGCAGTAAATCCTATGATGATGAGTTTAGGTGATGCAATATCTATGTCAGATGATAATAGTCAGTATACTGAAAATGATGGTGCAGGTAACATAACAATTGTCAATACTGAAACTGAGTAAAATTAACCTTTTATAAAATTAAGTAAGAAGGGTACATATATGCCATTAGACGAAAGACCAAAAATACCTCATGTCGGTCAAGGTAATGCTAAACTTGCAAATGAGATAGATTTACAACACGATAACATAGGATATACTAACCCTAATTTACATAGGCGAATTGATGAACCGGGAGATCTATCATCAATATATGATAGATTTATAGAACCTATGTATGATGATGACAGTAATTTAATAGGATACAAAATTGCTGATTATAATGAAACTTTTTCTACTCATGAAGATGCAGAAAGTTATTTAGTCAATGATTTAAAAATCCATAGAAATTACAATTTAGCCATATCTGGTGATGATTCTTATCGTACTGTAGAATTAGTTACACACGACGAAGAGTCTGAAATATGCGAAATCCCATAATAATCATTGAAGTATACATAAATATATTATATTAAATTATGAATTGAAGATGATCTAATATGTCTAACTCAACTTACATATTTAAAATATATGTATATGGTGAATTAGTAAGCGTTAAATGTTTTAATGATTACAAATCAGCAAGACATTTCTATTGTAGTAATTATTATCAATTAGATTTTGCAGTTGTACCATATTTAGATGGAGTAGAAATGACATTCAATGAGGCTTATAATTATTTTAGCGTATCAGAATATCTCAAATATCATATGAATGTATATTCTTTTAGATAATATAGAAACAAAGGTATTTAAGTATGATGAATGATAGACTCAAAGCATCTGTTAAAAATTTAGGCATTAGAAATAATGTATCATTTAGAGTAATAGATCAAACAACAGGTAAGGTTGTTCAAGAAGTTAGCGGACATAATTCCGCTACTAATTCTATGTTAACAGGTATAGCTCATTATTTAACAGGCGACGGTGTATTATCTCAAGGTGTACATATGCTTAGCAATTATATTCCTAAATATATATCATTAGGAACTATGGGATTATACAGTCAAGATTCTGATGAATCTGGATTACCTCTAGGTATTGGTGTAAGTGCGGATTATTCCGATACAGATAATTTTAATGCATATAAATCTCAAACACCTGGGTTTGGGGCAGACGGATATGATTCTACTAAACAATATAATCATGATCGTTCAGCATCAGGACTAGGACCTATGTTTAATGGAACAGCTGTTGGATGTGAATTAATATCTTCTACAAGTATTGAAACTTATAAAAAATATAATTCTATATATGATCCAGACACACTTAGTACTTATCCTGTATCATTTCCTAGATCAGAGATAACATATCGTGATATAGTTCCTGAAACTAACTCAGAATTACCTAGAACAATTGATGTAGTATATAGTGCAATGGTTTCAACAGGAGCATTATCTAAATTTAGAGGAAACAACGACTATATATTTGTAACAGAAGCAGGTTTATGGTCAAAACCAACATGGTCAGATGGTGGGGATAATGGATTACTTGCAGGCTATAGAATATTTCCAAATGTAAATAGAGATTTAGATATGTCAGTTGATAGTGATCGTGAATTAGTTAGACAATCAATATTAAGAGTAGGAATAAATCAAGTAGTACAAGTTATCTGGAAAGTACAGTTAGGTGCAATTGATGATTTATACTCTACCTCAACATCAGATAATTATTAATGATCATAATAAATAGGAGATATAAGAATGAAGAAATTTATTACAGCTAATTCAGATAGCATTAATCCAGATTTAGAAAGAGACATGATGTTAAGAATAGATTATATTCAAGACACATTATATGATGTTTCTACTGGTGTATATGATAAAATATCTGGAAAGAATAAACAACGATTAGATACAATAATCAAATCAATATATAACAGTTGTTCACAAATTGAAGATCTTTTAAAATAGAGGTATACTTATGGAAGAACTATTATTCACTCCTGCAGCATTATTAGATATACTTGTCAAGATAGATGAATTACAAGATTATGATATAGGTATTACAGAAACACTTGATGGAATACTTCAACTTGTAATAGGTGATTCGATATATGAATTGTCTGTAGATGATGCAGTCGATATTCAAGTTGATGAAGGTGTAATAGAAACTATAGATGATACAAATATGTCTGCATATGAAGAATTAGCAGATTCAGGTGAAATTGATTTAGCAGACGATGTTATTCAATTTGATAAAACTGTTGAATCAGGTATAATTAAAGAAGTAGCTAAGACATTGTTAGTAGGCGGTATGGTACGACTAACAGGTAAACTTTTACAAAAGAAATGAGGTAATTACTTCAATGAGTAAAGTTAAATCAAACGATAAGATAAAGAAAAATGATGCTAATAGTATAATATTCGCTCAAGCATCTGAAGCTGAAATAAATAAAATAGGTGAATTAAAAATTCTAGGTACATTTGAAGGTGAATGTGCTGATGCAAACATCACTAATGAAAACGGTATGGATATTACAGCTGAAGTTTGGGAAAACACTTTCAATTCTGATATCTATAGCAAAGCATTAGAGCACGGCTGGTATATAGGATATTTAGGTCATCCAGAAGATCCCGATTGTATGGAATTTGAACACGCTTGCATAGTAATGCGTGAATGTCATATTGAAGATGATGGTAAGGTATATGGTAAATTTGACCTTATTGATACACCTGTAGGTAGAATTGTAAAAGCATTCACAGATGCAGGCGTTAAATTTGGTATATCTGTTAGAGGTGTCGGAGATTTAGTTGGCAATTCTGTTGATCCAGATACTTTTGTATTTAGAGGGTTTGACCTTGTAACTTTTCCAGCTTATCCAGATGCTATTCCAGAATTTAAAGCTATTGCAGCATCTACTGATCTAGAAAATCAAATGAAGTATAAAAAAGTATGTGCTGCTGTTGATACTAATTTAGGTGCAATCAAAAGTTGTAGAGCAATTGATATCATTCAATCACAATTTGCACCACAATCAGAAGAGTATATCCATCTTGAAACTAGAAAGCGTGAAATCAAAGGTAGTACTGATGCTACTGTAGATAATGATTTAACAGATATAACTACTGATAAATTAGCAGGTATGACTGATTTATATTTGCAAGTTGTATCTACTAACAGTATACTTGCTGCACAGATTGCGTCCCTTAAAAATGAAAAAACTAAATGTGTTAGAGATTCTCAAAGAAAAGTGAAAGCGATTAAACGAATTGTTGCAAGCCAATTAAATGATATTAAAAATGATAATGATAAGTTATCTAGGAGAAATACAATATTAGCATCTCAAAATAATCGTTTGAAATCAGAGATAGAAAAATCTACCGATTCAAACCTTATATATAAACAGAAGATAAACAGCCAGAGCGATGAACTCAGAAATAAGGATAAAATTATATCTAGTTTACAATTAGACCACGATGAAACTGTCAACGCAGCGTCGCAATTGGAAACAAGATCGTCTAACCTAGATGCAAAAAATAAGGAACTTAAATCTGAAATCAAAGCTTGCAAAGAGCTAATAAAATCATATCAATATGCATATGGTAAATTTTATGCTAATGCATTGGGTGTAGATCTCAACTTGAATACATTGTCAATAAATTGTAGTACATCTGTAGATGAATTAAAACATCTGATATCTGGTACAAAGTCAGTCACATCTTCTACAAATCCAGGTATCTTTGTAGAACCTCAAGAAGTTGATATTATCGACGAATTAGATGACTATGATTCAGATATAGTGGCAGTGTAGTGCAATTCAATTTATGAAAATATTAATATAGGAGAGTGTATTATATTATGGCTATCAAACACACAAGCCGTACACCTATTAATGCCAGTCAAAGCATTACTTCTAATGTACGCAATAGAAATGCCAGAAAGCCTGTAACAGCTTCAACAGAGATTATGTCACAGCTTTCTCCTGCAAAGCAAGCATTTGCTCGTCAACTTCAAATGACTGCTAGAAAACAAGCAAAGATTACAGCTGCAACAAATACATCAAATATCATGGCTCGTCCAGAATTCATGGAACTCCTTCCTTTATTTGTTCAGAAGCTCCTTATTCTTGATGTATATGGTTCTGTAGCAATGAAATCTCGTCACCAGATAGTACCTTATTTTAAGGTTGTAGCTGATAATGCTAAGGGTGAAACTGCTGCAGGTCAAATCATCTCAAGCCCAATGGTTAATCGCCTTGGTAAGGATATGAATTTCACAGGCAGAGTTGTAAAGAATGAGCTTGTTGCTGAATCAGGTGCTGTAGCAAACTTAAATATTGCTTATACACCAATTCTTCCAGGTTCTGTTACACTTACAGTTACTGCTGATGGTGATACTGTTCCATTCATTGATAATGGTATCGGTTCTATCACAGACACTGCTGGTAATGAAGTTGCTATTATCAATTATTCAACAGGTGATATTACAGTTACTGCTGCTGATAAACTTCCATCAACTCTTGAAGACGGTGAGTCAATTAAAGCTACATATCAGTATGATAACGAGACTGTAGGTCCAGACGCAAATGGTGAATATGGTGCTAAGATGGGCAAGCTTCGTCTTGAACTTGATGAGTTCCAACTTACTGCAGAAGCACACGAGCTTGCTTGCTATTGGTCAATTTATTCAGCATTTGTTGCTCAGCAAGAGTATGGTACTAATATTGCTGATATGGCTAAAGATGCTGCATTTGCAGAACTTACAGCTGAAATTAACAGAGCTGGTTTTGACAAACTTAAGAAAGCTGCTACTTATAATCCAGCATACAACTTCAACATTGCTCCTGTACTCAATGGTTCAGTAGTACCTTCAGATTATCTTAATATGTTGAAGATTAAGTTCAATGATGCAGCTGCTGGTATTTATCAAGCAACTGAGCTTACTCGTCCTAATGTCCTTACTGTAGGTACAACAACTGCTGTATATCTCCAGATGCTTGATACATTTAAGGGTGTAAACACTGAAGATACTGTAGGCCCTTATGAGCTTGGTACACTTGATCAATTCAAGGTATTCGTAGATCCTGATTATCAGCCAAATGAATGGGTAATGAGCTGTAAATCAAATGATATTCGCCGTAACTCAGCTTTATTTGGTGAGTATATGCCACTTACAGATACAGCTGCAATTGGTCTTGCTAATGGTTCTGTACAACAGGGTTATGCTACAATGTATGGTATGAATGTTGTAAATCCATCTACTGTAGTATCTGGTAAGTTACTCGGTGTATAATTTATAAATAATATTTAATATCGGAGGTAATACTTTATGTATAGAGTTACTATTACATATGTAGGTGTACAACAAGATCCTGAGATGATTGTTGCCCCTATCTGTCAGCTCTTTAAACCAACTCCATCTTATGTAGACACTATTGCTTACAAAGAGGGTGTAGCTGGTGAAAATGGTTATGGTCCTTCAGTATATAGACCTAATACACCAGGTATGGGTCATATTGATCTTCCAGATCATTTTGCTGAAACATCTATTCCATTCCCAATTCCACTTACTCAGTTTAGATTAGCTGTAGTAGGCGAGGATAATACAGTTACATTTGAAGTATCTGATTATAAGGAAGCTTTCTACTATAAAGAAGTAGGCGCTGCTCTTAAAGATCAGGGCTTTGATGTTGTAGTTGAAGATGAAAGTGCTACAGCTAATGTAGAGGTTGATCCATCAGGTGAAGCTGACGCTTAATTGTCTATAAATTTCTACTGATGTAGATTACTAATGCAAGGGGGGTGCACCTAATGTATGACAATGAGTGAGATTGTAACACAAGTAAGTTTTATGTTAGGCCTCCCTGCTAATGATAATGTAGAAGGTCAACAAGTAGAAGCTGCTGTTCAAATAGCATTTAGAGAACTTAAACGATATATGAAAACACCGGTTGATAAAACAGTCCCGTATTCACCTAGATTAGATTTAAAAGCACTTAAAATTGATACAGTTAAAGTATTGAATGTATTTGCTGCTCGTCCTAGGATAGGATTAACAATGAGTTCAATAGATAGTGGTAATGTTTTTCAAACAGCTGCTGCTGTTAATGTATATAGTCAAGTAGGTAACACAAGTTCGATAAATATTCAACCAATAGTTACTGAAATGGCTATGGCTCAAGTAAGAAATACATTAGGGACTGATTTCCAGTGGAGTTATGACCCAAATAATCAAATTATAATGTGTGCTCATAGAGATCCACGTCCTAGTGAAGTTACAATACGATATGTACCTGATTACAAAGATGTGTCAGAAATCAAAAGTAATACATGGATTGATTATTTAATACGAATGAGTGAAGCCAATTGGAAAAAATCAGTTGGTAGATCTCGTTCTAAATATACTGTAGAAGGCTCTAATGTTAAACTTGATGGCGATACACTTCTACAAGAAGCTAATGCAGAACTAGAACAAATTCGTGAAGAATTAGAAGCTAAGAGAAATAAAATTGTAATTTTAAATTAATGTAAAGGAGATATATTCTTATGATGATTCAAAAGACTAAGAAGATTGTCGCAGGCACAGAGGTAGATCCAGATGCAACTGAGCTCCTCTTCCAGGCTGAAGATGTAGCTGAACTTGTAGCTGAAGTTACAGGTGAGGAAGTTGTTGTTGAAGCTGATGACAGCGGTGAAGCTGTAACATTTAATGTAGGCGACGAAGATGTATACACAGTTGAAGCTGAGGGTACAGAGGAAATTCTTGAAGCATCTACAAAGGTACTTCGTGGTAAGAGACCTGTAAAAGCATCTACTAATCGTAGACCTGCTAAGAGAACAATTCGTAAGGTTCCTTCAAACAATAGATAATCTGTCTGCAAATATTATTAATATAAGGATAAATTCCTGGGCCTCTGAGGTGACACAGTTTGCCTAGAGGCCTATTGTTTATTCTGAACATAAATAGTTTTGAAAGGAACTTAAACTTCGATGAAACAGAAAATTGAAGCAGGTCTTTTAGCTAATGTAAAGAAAACACTACAAAAGTTATCTGATGCTTTCTTTAATTTCATTGATAAATTCAATGATTATGGTGTTGAAGTTACCAATGTTAAAGAAAATAAAGACGGAGGTACTACTGTTAATTGTAAGCATACTGAATCAGGTAAAGAATTCAATATTCAAACATCTGCTGTAGATGATAACGGTAATGTAGAATGCACAGTTACATATGATGGTGGAAAATCAAAAACATTTACAGTATCGGCTGCTGATGCTAAGAATGAAAATCTTATAAAACAGATTGTAAAAGATCTAGATGCTGGAAATGTAAATGTAAAAACTTCAGTAAAGGTAACATTACAAAAAGTAACAGGTTCAGATAATTTAGATGATATCAATCTGACAGCAATTGATGCTAGTTGTAATATAACATCCGCATTGAGTCTACTTGATGAAGTTTTAGATGATGATAACTTCGTAGCTGAATTAACTGAAGAACCTCAATCTTTTGAGTTAATTGAACCTATGGATAACTTAGATGAAATTCAAGTAAGTTCTATAGATAACAATTTTGAACCAATGTATAATATGTCATACCACATGTTATATTCTGCTATTCAATTATCAAATAATTTAAGAGCTATATGTTGGAATATTAAAGGCGAAGATTTCTTTGTATTACATTCAACATTAGATTCTTATATATGGCAGGTATCATCAAATATCGATATTTTAGGCGAGATCTGTATAGAAATTAATGGAGTTGCACCAAATCCAGGTATTTTACCAGAAGATTATATGTATGGCTTAGTTGATGGTTCTGCAGATTTCACTACAATGGAAATATTTGATTATGTTAGAAAGTCTATTAGTTGTTATATTGATGCATTGGAATCTGGATATATGAGTTTTCCACATGATATTAAAAATCAACTTGATAACATAATTAGGTACTGGAAAGAACAACGTGATTATAGTTTGAAACAACTTCTCTACCCTTTATAATTTAACCTTAAATTTCGTTATATTCTTTATAGTAATACAAATGTGTTTATTGAGAGGTGTATAACGAATGTCATTAGATAAAGATGAAAAACTTCGTCATTATATTTTACATTGTGATAATAGATTTTCTGTAGTTACTACTATCGCACAAATTGCTCGTGAAAGAAGTAAAGATTATAACGGATACATATTAGACTCTCAGGCGCTCACTTGGGTGATTCAAGGTATTGAACCTGAATACATAAAAGGACCTAATCTAAATATGAATAAATATATAAAACCATTTGAACAGGTAAATATAGACGATATGCTTTCATATGTTGATGACAATGAGGTTTGTGACGCAGTAATTGAATCTTACAACGAAAGCAAAAAACAAAATCACCTTATATATTTATACAAAAACATAGAAGACGAACCCAGAAAAGCTAGAGTAAGAATATTAAGTCGTATGTTTTGGTATAAATTTAAGGAAAAATAATATGAAAGGATGATATTAATGGCTCAAGATATAGAAAAGGATACTACACTAGACGAAGCTGAGATCAATACAGTTGCATCTGATGAAACACCCAATGATGCAGGAGTTGTTGATAATTCAGCAGTTATTGATGATGTTGATACTTCTATTGAGGATACAAATGTAACTGAACAAGAAGAAATTTCAGAAGAGTTCGAAAATCCAGTTGTATCAAATAATAAATCTAATGATGAGGTTGCACATACAACTCAATCTGATCCAATGGAACCAGATACATCAATATCTGACGAAATTGAAAATAATACTCTAAATGCAGGTAATATTGTATATGATTGTATCTGTGGTATCCCACTTTATAAAGATGCGTCGAGAGCATCTATTGAACTTAATAATTACATCAGTTATGTAAGAGGTACATTATATGCCTGGAGTAATGATATATGTAATGGTAGAATTCCAGTTACTAATGACATTCATGGTGCAGGTGAACCTGACAAGTTGCTTGGTTGGGTAAATGTATCTGATCTTAAATAATTGTTTAACTGTTATTAATGTAAGGTATTTCATGTAAAGGTAGGTGATAATAACAGTGGAAGCAATAATATTAAGATTAGGTGCAATAGCTGGTGCAATTGCAGCAATCATAAGCATAATTAAATTTATAGCAATTCCTATCAAAAAATACTTCGAAGCTGAACGAAAACATAGAGAACTTGTAGAAACTTCACTTAAGAACTATGAAGAAGCACTTAAGCAATATGAAGAACATAATAAAGAAAATTATATTGCAATTCTTCAACTTAAGATAATGGACCCACATATGCCATTAGAGGAGCGAGTATCTGCAGGATATATCTATACAGAAGTATTAAATAGAGATGGGCCTGTCCATCTTCAATATGAATTATTGCAAGATAATTATAAACAACAATTTGGAGAGCGATTCAAAGGAGATGTGTCATTATGAAACAATTCAAATCGCTAATATGTTTATATCTATGTATTTTACTCCTATTTACAGGTTGTACTTTAGGACAAAGTGTTGAAAATTCAGTTACAGAATCTACAACAGTTGTTGAAAATACATATGATGTAGATAATTCAGATGATATTGATTACGATGATTCAGAACCCGTAACAGTATCAGATGAAGTTAAACAGCTAGTAGACGATACTATAAGTGATATTGATAACGGTGAAGATATCGCTACTAATGAAATCATTGAATCTTCTCAAGAAGAAGAGGCTAATGTAGTTGATGAAAGTCTAGTTGAATCTGATGCTGTTGTTGAACAAGAAAATGTAGCATACGAAGGCACTAATAGTGGAAAAGGCTTAGATTTATTAGGTACATATCAAGGTTTAACCTACTACAGTCAGCGAGATAGTAGATGGGCAAATGTTATGTATTCAAGTACTAATAATAAATCGCAAACAATGTCATCTAGTGCTTGTGGACCTACATCTGCTGCAATGGTAGTATCTTCATCAAAGGGTGCTATATTACCTACTACAATGGCTCAATTATTCGTAGATAATGGTTATAGAACTGCTAATAATGGTACTGCTTGGGCGTGTTGGTCATTTGTAGCTGATTACTTTGATTTTGATTTCTATAAATCAACTTCAAGCTATGATACAATGCTAAGCTATTTGAAAACTGATAAAGATAAAGATGGTGTAGCCGATTATTTCGTTGTTGTATCATGTAACAGTGGATTATGGACTTCTAGTGGTCACTACATAGTATTAGTTGCAGACAATAACGGAACGATTACTGTATATGATCCATATCTCTATACAGGAAAATTCAATACTGCAAGTAGAAAAGCAGCTGGCGTAGTAGTTAGTGGTAATTCTGCATTCGTAAGTGAAAGTAGTTTTAAGAAATATTCAAATGCAAAAGGTTATTGGATATTTAGTAATGACCAAACGGGTAAGAGTACAACTAAAGAATCTACAAATAAATCTACTACAACTACTAACAATACTACAACTGTAAATTATACAAGATATGTAGCTACACAGAGTGATAATCTCAATGTTCGTTCTGGTCCTGGTACAACTTATAGCATAGTCGGTTCACTTTCAAAGGGTGAAAAAGTTAATGTAATTGCTACTAGTGGTACTTGGAGTAAAATTGGTAAAGATAAATGGGTAAGTACTTCATATTTATCTGCTAGTAAAGTTAGCACATCTGTTAAAACAGCTACAACATCTGCAAATAAAACATATAAGACCAAAGTAGGTTCGACATATAAACTGAAGTCAGCTACAACATTATATTCCAAATCTAATCTTTCAGGTACAGAATATAATTATAAAGCTAATACTTCTGTAAAAGTTATAAATCATGTTTCTACATCTATTGATTACATTTATGTATCTGCAACTAATAGATATGCATATGTAAGTGTAAGCAAATTAAATATAACTTCTACTACATCTACAATTCAATCTACTGTAGGTCAATATAAAACACTTAAAACTCAGACTACACTATATTCAAAATCAGATTTAACTGGCACTAAATATGAATATCTCGCAGGTACACAGGTCAAGATAGTTAAAAATATTTCCAACAAAATTGATTACATATATGTAGTTAAAACAGGTAGATACGCATATATAAATGTATCAGCATATAAGTAACATTTATCTAATCAAATAAACATATCATAATGATTACACCCTTAAAGTAATGAAATTTTATAGTTACTTAAGGGTGTTTAATTTTTATAAATCGTTAGATTAATGTATAAGTGGGACAAAGTAAGTATATCATTGAATTATATTAAGGGGTAATGAATTATGATAACTAAATTGTCAACTAATAAAAGTAAATATAGGTACCAAAAATCAAATATACATATAAATAAATCTGATTTATTAAATAAGTTTCGCATAATAATATCTACTTTACTTTGTTCTACAATGTTTATGTTAATATCACCTGTATATGTAAATGAACATGAAGTACGCGATATAGTGATATATGATAACTACACTTGGGAAAATATGTATTCTAATCCTCGTAAAAAAGCAGAAGAAATTGATAATTCAATTGTCGATGATTCGTTATATATTGTAGAAGGTACTAGATTTTGTACCTATGATTTTGATTTAGACGAAGCTGATATTTTAGAATTAGCTACGCTTGTATACCTCGAAGTAGGTATCGAAAGTTATGAATGTCAACAAGCTGTTGCAAGTGTTGTATTAAATAGAATGTTTGTTGAAGATGAATCATTACAATCTATAATATATGCAGATAATCAATTTACACCTGCATCTAAAATAGCTACATCATCACCATCTGAATCTACTTTAAATGCTACTAAAGATGTAATAGAAAATGGCACAACTATACCTATTTATGTTACATTCTTTAGAAGTGATCATTATCATAATTGGGGCAGTAGGTATGAGAACTATAAATGTATAGATAATACATATTTTAGTTATGATACATACCTCATGTCAAAATACAATAATTAGGAGATCTAATATGTTATTTGAAATATTTGGAAGAGATGGCAAACGCTCAATGTTTACTATGCAAAAATGTTGTGTTTATAGTCAAGATATATTGAATGATATGGCTTCAGTAGGTATTAAATTCAAAGTAGACGGAAAGTGGGTTTCAAAAACTAAGGTCTTAGAAGCTGTTGAAGCGTCTAATGACAATCTTGACCCATCTTTAGAAAAATATATCATCTGTAATCCGCAATATGAAACAATTCCAAAAGAATATATCAAAAATGATTCAAATGATGTAGAAATTAAATCTATATCTCAAAGTAAGTCAAAATCAGGATTTGATATTTTAAAAGCAGCTGTTGAAACACAACCTAAACGCAAAGTAAGACCTGTTAAATGTCTAGAGAATAATACAACCTATAAAAATATGAGCGAGGCTGGGCGAGATTTGGGATTTGACCCTGCAGCCATATCTGATGCAGTAAAACGAAATAGGTCTTATAAAGGATATACTTTCCAAATTATAGGGGATTAATATGTTTGATATGTTAGCAATAGTACAAGTTAGAGATAATCATTATTTTAAAAATACTAGGATTGATTATTTACATGTATCTAGTAAATTTCAATTAGCAAATATATTCATTGAAAATAAATCAAAATATGGTAATAAAGTTAAAAAGATTTCAATAGGTAGTGACATATATAATTCTGTAGATGACTTCTTATGTAAAAATAATATACAGAGGTAAATTTGAGTATGATAACAGTTTTACAAAAAGGTGATATTTATGAAATATCATTTAAGTATGATCCGTATGCAATTGAACTAATTAAACAAGTACCAGGTAGACGCTGGATACAAGAAACTAAGAAATGGACAATACCTTCATCACATTTAGGTATGTTATTGAATCAGTTTAAGGGTACTATATATGAAGATGAATTAACTGTATATTCAGATGAAGATATAAATGTAAATGCATCAATTGATTCAACTCAATATATTCCAGATGTTGACATTTCAGATGTAAATTTCAATGTTAAAAAGGGATTTAAACCGTATAAACATCAGTTAGATTTTATGAAATATGGAATCAATAATGATGGTAAAGGATTTATACTTGGTGATGAAATGCGTCTAGGTAAAACTATTGAAGTGCTCAATTTAGCATATCATAGACGCAAAACTCATGGATACAAGCGGTGTTTGATAATTTGCTGTATAAATTCATCAAAATATAATTGGATAGATGATATTGAAGACCATTTCAATGGATTAGAACATGGATATATACTAGGTACTCGTAAAAAGCGAGATGGCTCATTGCGATATAATGCAGGCGGTATTGCTAAATATGTTGATTTAAGATCGGGCCATATGTTTGGTAGACAAAGTGAAGAGGAATTACCATTCTTCATAATAACAAATATTGAATCTATAAGAACTAAATCAGGTAAAATTTATCTTTTAGCTGAAGAAATCATAAAATTGATTAATGAGGGCGAAATCAATATGGTAGCTATTGATGAAATCCATAAAAATTGTTCGCCTAAATCTTCACAAGGTAAAATTTTACTTAATATTAAGAAAACTACCCAAAATAATGCAGAATGGATACCTATGACAGGTACACCTATTGTGAACAAACCTACAGATGTGTTCTTACCACTTAAATTAGTAGATGGTCACGATTTTAAAGATTTTTGGAGCTGGAGTAAGTATTTTTGTTTATATGGAGGGTATGGTGACCATGAAATAATAGGTTATAAAAATATACCATATCTCAAAGAACTACTTCAATCACATATGATACGAAGACTTAAAAGTGATGTATATGATATGCCAGGTAAAGTTAATTATCTAGAATATGTGGAAAATACACCATATCAAGAAAAATTATATGATGATGTAGTAGCAGATATTAAATCGCATAAATCTGATTATATTAATGGTGTGCGTAGTCCGTTAACTTTATTTCTCAGACTGCGTCAGGTGAATGGTAGCCCCGAATTAATAGATAAAACTTTACAAATTGATGACTCATATCTAAGTAAAAATGCAAAGATGAAAAGAACTTTAGAAATAATTGATGAAATTGTTGAGCGTAATGAAAAAGTGGTTATATTCTCAAATTGGGTAGAACCTTTGAGAACC